CACACTTCCTTCCAAAATGCAGGTTCCTGTTATAAAGTGGGACCGCTCTAGGTGAAGTATTAAATCACTGTCTTTCCTTCAGTGTCTTTCCTTACCAAGCAGGTTTCCCCCCAGTGTTTCAGCTGGGGCCCCTGTTCACGACAGGTCTTCCTACATCCGACGCACCGTTTCCGATGAAATACGCCCTGGTTGAGATCTCGGCTCTTCTAAAGGAAATTTCTCCGGCGGTGGGATTCGCATTCTCTCCCCCTCTGCGTGCCGCTGCGTTATCCGCTCATTCATTTTCACCATAAACTTAGATGCCGACCCAAAAGCCAAGAAAGCTGAGTCGAACACCTCACCCATTGAAAGGATGGTGAGCACAAAAGTCGCGGTTCCTGCGGTCACAGCAAAGTTCGCAGTGCCTCCCCAATTGCCGTAGACTTTAGCTCCGTTTTCAGGAATCCTAATCGTCGTGACATCCGTCGCAATACCAGCTTGCTGGTCAGCAACTATAGGCCATTGATCGACCCACTCGCTAACTGACTGAGTACCAAGGAACTTCGAGTCTGAAGCTGCATTTGCTACAATTTGCGGAGCCTGCCACAAAAAGGCTTTATTTGATCCGGAGTTATTTTTCGCTGAGAAGTATTGCATCACTCGGTATACGCCTTTCGCGAGCGCAACATATGCATTGCCATCTGAATCGAGCTTAAGCGGCAATTCGCTGATGGAACCTTGCGAAATCAAATTCGCAACACCTTGAAGACGGTTCCAACCAGCCTTTGCCGCCGAACCCGGCGAGAAAGCAAGAGCACTCGTACCAGCGATTGACTGAAATGACACAGCCGCCAAGTTTCCTCCCAACTGAGGAATGAAAAGTTCTAGATCATAATCGATGATGAGTACCCATTTAAGGGTTGTCCCTGAAGGGGAATCTTCAGGCATCCAAAAGTAAAACTGCCCTTGGTCCACCAAACGTTCATCACCGCCGCCAGAAGCGGCGTTAATGTAATAGTCTGTGACGGGTTCGAGGAGCGGACAATCCATAACACATTGCTTCCATGAGGAAGCGAGAACTGTGCCAGGCATAGCCATGTACTCTCGAACTCCTTGAATGGAAACGTCGGGCGTCGCATCTGTCGGATCCCGGTCATAACTCATCCCGTACATGCCACTTGAAGAAGTGGGGTTATTCGGCACCGCTATTATGCGGAATTTCCGAAAACGGTATTTCTCGTACAACTGACAGAATTGCGCTAACCTTGTCCCCGGAAGTGAATTCGGGTTAATCGGAAAATTCGCTACTGCAGTTCCCTGAGGTGTAACCGAACCAGCTTGCACGGTATCAAAGAAATCTCGACCTCGTATCCTCACGCCTTCTCCACGCCTAGTGGTAGATTTCATCCCTTTGACATTGAAATACGACTGCCCCAGCTCAAAGCCAAGAGCTGCCGGAACGGCGTCAACTCTCATCGACGCTTTAGCTGCCATTGGAACTCCACCCGCCGCCTTGCGTTTGGCCTTCTTCACGGCGTTCTTTTTCTTCTTCGGTGCGCCAACCTTGGCGCTCGCAGTTGCGCCAGCAAACTGGGCTGCAACCACTTTCTCGACAGCTTTCGCCATCGTTTTCTTCTGCTTCTTTCCAGGCATTATCAAATCTTGAGGATTACAATCGATACAATAGCCGCAGCCGTTGCGTCGCATCAGCTTTTTATGGAGTGTGGCCAGCTTACGCTCGCACTCCAACCAAACTGGATATCCCCCAAAGAATCTCCACCTCATCATCAGTGCTTGCAGAAGTTAGCGCCAACTGCCAATCAGGATCATCCTTTTGGCTGCGCCCATACCTTTTCATAAGAGCGTGAATATGCGTACGAACTAACGCACGCCACGTATCATTCCAATACACCTCTCTATAGCAGGCCCAAGCTCGAACCAGCGACATGGCTGGTGAACTTTTCTTGGTCGCTTTCATGAGGGAGTTCATGATTTTGTTTGACACAGGCGTTGCCACCCATATCCCACCACGTATCACACCATAATTACTCAGATAAGGCACATTGCATGCGTGTCTCGGAGAGGGATAGTCCGTCGTCCAGACGGTACCATACTCAGACTGAATTACCTTAGACACAGTTGTGAAGTTAAAAACCTCAACAAACGCGTTGCTTACAGAAAAGATCACATCATCACCCGTTATGTCGAACTCAACATTCTCTCGCATGACCTTACGATCGCGAATTCCTGTGAGACGAACCCAGGCATAGTAAAACTCTTCCTTAGTTTGTCGCGTATTTATCTGTATCGTTTTCGGATCTCCAGATTTATTGCCTCCGGGAATCACCCACACATAACCATCAGGGTCAACCACATAGGAAAAACAGCGATTTTTCAAGATCGAAACAAACCTATTGTAGTTGGCAGTGGTCCTGTCTTGGCTGTTCAGGAC